TTACTGACCTAATCTTCTGTAATGAGCCCGGAAATCATCTCCAACTTGATGATCGATCTCCGATTTGTACGAAGAGAACGACTCAAATTCATTTACTTTGGCCTTAATTTCGTTTTCCGAGGCATACTGAACCTTTTCTGCCCAAATAATTCGGCCGGAATACCATTTAGAATAGTCTTGCCATTCTATCCAGTCGCCATTATCCTTTGTATAGGTGACACCAGATGAACCCGAAGCGTCCTTAAACTCTGCATCTTCAAAATCTTGTAAGTGTTTAAGGAACCAGTTCTTAAAGTTTGGGTCTTTTGTGTGCCAACCTATATACTGTTCATCGTAAACAACCTCCCACGGTCCAGTGTATTCAGGTTCTGGTTCATCATCAGAAGAACACGCCGAGAAGATAAGCACCGTGAATAGTACCAAGAGTTTTGTTAACTTATTCATATTTATTTCGTTGTGAGTTGAGATTCAAGTTGTTTGATACGCTCGGTGAGCGTAGCGATTGATTCGTTCTTGGCATTGATTGTATCTTGGAGTGTAGCAATGGTGTCGACGAGTTTATTGATACGCTCCAATTCTTTGTTTTGCGAGATAAACATTTCCCCCGAATCTCTAAGGAACCAGTCGGCTGAGATTTCGGGAAACGCTATCAGGGTATTACGAATCACCTTGGAAGATGGCTCAGTTCCCTTTTGGAACATTGAACCAATTACCGACTGGGTGACGCCTATTTTGATAGCAAATTGCCTGTCAGACAATTTATATGTCGAGATTATATCTCTAATTTTTGAATTTAGTGTAGTCATGCCGTGAACGTATATACGTTAATAATCGTTAAATCCACAAAAATAAACGTATTTACGTTTGGCTATTAACGTAAATGCGATTACCTTTGCAGTATCAATCAATCAATACCGCAAAGGTAACGATTTTGATTGAGATAACAGCGACTAAAACGAAATAAAACGACAAGCTATGACAGCGAAAATCAACGGAAAAGAAATCAGCGCTCCCATTTGGGGTGGCTGTTGTCTTGCTCTCCTGGCACCGTGGAGTGAGATTAAGAAACTCGGCTTTAAGAAGCGCGACCGCTCCTTTGGCTTCATTAGGGACGCAAACGGAATACCTATCCAAGCTCTCTACTTCTATGCCGCAAAGCATTGTTGCTCTCTCTCGGATAAGCAACTTGTAGAGTGCCGCTACAAGTGGTACGTCACCACTGAGACCCTTGACGAAATCTCGGACTAATCAAATTCAACATATATGGAAACTCATGTAGAAAAAATTAATGCAATCCTCGACGCTATCAGTCAGGACATCGCAGAACGAGAAAAGGTGGCCGACAACGCTATGCACGTCCTCGAAAAGATGAAACCCTCTGACGTGGAGTATAAGGAAGCCAATCTCCAGTTCAGTGCCAACTCATTTGTTGCCGCCTATCTCAGACACATCAAGGACACTGTAAAGGATAAGGACTATCAGAGCCTCAAACGGCTTGAACAGTGCATCCGCTTCCACCACTACCAGCAGCATACCAAAGGCGCACTTGATGACCACAGTGACATATCTCTCGGTCAAGCAACAGTAGCCGTCATCCTCGGCGGATATGTAGAGCGCTTTTTCAAATAACCCTCCCAAGTCAAACCAATAAAACCAAATCAACATGGAATTAACAACCTCCTATCAGTACAAGGCCCACAACGAGGCTTCTTACAACAGCCTCGCCGCCTACGCCTCCACCATCCCGGCAACCGTAACCCTCCACCCCGGACTCCTCACCATCGTAGTTTCCGAGAACGCTGCTAAGGAGATCGGCGAGTTCATCGACGACAACGGCCTCGACTTCCACATCAATCCGATAGAGGTTGATGATGACAACCTCCGCGACGTAATCGACAGTGAGACCACCGATGCCGACACCCTCCGCAAAATCATCTACCGGATGATGGAAGAGAAGCGAGCAATGGCCGAGACTCACAAGAGCGTCCTCGAAGACATCACCAAACAGCGCGACTCAGCCAAAGAGAACCGCGACATGTACCAGAAGTGGTACTACGAGACCAAGCAGGGTGCTGACAGAGTCAAGAGCCAAGTCAAGGCAATTGCAGTGCTGGTAAACTCAATCTTCCCCGAAGATTAACCTCCGCCAAGTCAAACTAACCAATAACGGCGCTCAAGAGTGAGCAATGCCGAGGGGCAAGAGAGCCCCGGCCCCGAAAGGGGTTGCAATCGGGAGTGTAGATAATCTCAATTGGATAGAGGCTCGCAGACTAAGCGAGTGGTTGCAGGTTCGAGTCCTGCCGCTCCCACCACCAAAGAAGAGTACCTTGACGTAATGGAAATTCCGCTGATACTGCCCGGACGGGAGACCGCCGGAGAGTCAGCGATGAGTAGTAGCCGATAAAGATGCAGCTCAATAGCCTCGCAAGGGTGAACGGCACATTGAAGCGGGTCGGTGCTACGGTAAGAAAGAACCATCCGTGCTTATGCCGAACAATGACGGATGGCGGGTTGAGTCGTGTCCGCCCGTGGCAAATGGACCGGTAATAACCAAGTATGCAAAGAACTCACAGCATCTGAGTTTCCACATATATAAATCAGAACGGTATAGCTCAGTCAGTAGAGCGTCAGGAACACTCCTGAAGGTCGTCGGAGCAAAGCCGACTACCGTTCCCAATTAATCTCAAAAACAAATATGGAGAATAATACAATAAGAATCGCCAGCGGAGGCGTTGCGGAAGAGTTCCGCAATTTGAAGGTAGGTGAAGCCATCGCATTTCCTATGGACATCTACAATCCGAATACCGTCCGGAACACGCCAAGTGCCTCCATGCTTAACGAGCGTGTGAAAATGGGTAAAAAGTGGATAACAAGCACCGACATGGAAGATAAATGCGTCTATGTCGCAAGAGTAAAGTAGAGCCTATGGGAAGAGGTCAAATCAATGCCGTAGATCCCTCGGCTATTTTATTGGAGAATATACTCACAATAATGTCTGACTTTACATTTGGCAAGAAGGACGCCATGCACATTGTCGGAGGCGAAAAGAAGCTCACAGACCTTATCGCCGCCGGAAAGATAGAGGCAACAAAGCCGACCGAGGCGCAGAACGGTAAATGGTTCTGTAACGCCGCCCAGGTTTTGAGGCATTGTCGGAATACTAGAAAGAAAAAAAGATAACGATATATTAGCCCGAGAGGGTCGCTGTTATTAACCACATAGTGATGCCTTTGAAAACGCCCGTGAGGGTTTACAGCGTCAATCAATCAATCCCGATGGCCGGACGGGTTATTTCGGCTTCATGGGCGGTCAGTTTAGATGGCTGAAACACTGCTGAGGCGCGCCGATGCAGAGAGGTGGGTTCGACTCCTGCACCGTCCACCACCCAATTAGAATAATATCATTAGCACCGGGCCGTCTGCGAAGATAGTCCGGTTTTTCACGGGAGAATTGCACACGGCAAGTGCTACCAGTAGAGGCTGGCGTCAATAAATACGGGTATGGGCATCGCACAGGGCGACGGGACGCATATCGAATAGTTGACAAGTTGGTTCAAGTCCAACTCTCCCGACAACATCATCAACACATCATCAACATGGATAAACCGACATTCTCAAAGCGTGTCAGTGGTGGGACTCGCGTCTACTACATAGACACCCACAAGGACAGCAAGGGCTCTCCTTATATTGCCATATCGGAAATTCCGACAGACAAGTCGAAAGGCCCAAGGAAACGGCAGCGTATCTTCCTGCATCCTGAACACCTCGACGAGTTTCAGGATGCCTTGAACGCCGCGATAGACCACATCAAAAATGACATTGAAAGATGATCCGCTTGTGCTTCTCGGCTGGAGTTGCCCGTATTGTGGATCTCCAACTAAACTCGTTGACGACTCACAAATCTATGGGCGCTCCTATGGCACCAAGTGCTACCTGTGTGAGCCGTGCGGTGCATGGGTCGGATGCCACAAAGGTACTGACAAAGCACTTGGCAGAGTTGCAAACAAAGAACTCCGACAACTGAAGCATCAGGCGCACGAGGCTTTTGACCCAATTTGGAAAGAGGGCTATCTGCCACTGACTGCGGCCTACGAGGTTTTGTCAACCGCATTCCGATTGCCAAAGGAGCAAACTCACATCGGAATGTTCGATGAGGAGCTTTGCCGGAAGACAATAAGATTGTCAAAGATAATTCTCAAATACATCAGACAAAATGGCTAAACAAATCGAAGCAGGCAAATTCCTCGTCATAGAATGTACCGCTGGGGAGCTGATGGATGCCGTCGGCTCTGAAATCTGCATCTGCGACTGGTGCGGACGCCCCTATCTCCCTGCGGACAAAGGGTGCTATATTGCAGTCCTCAATCAATGGCGCTGTAAGGAGTGCTATGAAAGATGGCTCAGGAATGCAAGATGGCATCCAGAAGATGCCGATGTAGAGCGTCGGAATTTCAACTTCTACGCTCCTCGTTTCGGGGTCAAATGTCAGTAAATGTTAAGGCGTAAAATATTGATAAAATGGTGTTTAATCTGTTTGTACCTCTCGTCAATCTGCCTTAACTTTACAGGTGAAATGAAACATAAGTCAAACCAATAAAACCCATTCAAAATGGAAGAAACAACTCCCAGACTCGTCTCCTACATGAGCGAGAGTATCAACGAAATCAGCGCAGCTCTCTCTGCCTTTCAGGGCAGTGTCGAGCAGCCCAAACTTGAAAAAGAGGTTAAGGTGAAGACCAAGACCGGCGGCTCATACTCGTTCAAGTACGCAGACCTCTGCGCTTGTGTGAAAGCCGCCACCCCGGCTCTCAAAGCCAACGGTCTCTCCGTCTGTCAGCTCATCAGCGACGGCAAGCTCGTAACCATCCTCTCGCACAAGAGCGGCCAGTGGTTCAAGAGCGAACTGATGTTACCCAATCAGACAACCGACTATCAGGCTTATGGCTCCGCCATTACCTACCTGAAGCGCTACTCCTACTGTGCTATCCTCGGTATCGTGGCTGACACCGACGATGATGCCAACCTCGCCTGCGGCAATCAGGCTGAGTTCAAGGAACGCGGACATCAGCAACCTGCCGCCACGTTCACCGGCGCACAACTCAAAGAGGCGCTTGAGGAACTTGGCCGATGCACCACCCCCGACCACATAACATCTGTGTGGAAAAAGTGGAGCACCGCAGTTCCGGCACTCTGCGCCAAAGGCACCGAGTTCTATCAGGCTGTAAGCGCAAAATCTCACTCAATCCAAAATCCGGCTAAATGAGCATCGAACTGATTAAAAGCCCGGTGGAGTTCAATGAGGAGCTCCACCGGTATGCCCTCGGCGATAAGCGACTGATGGGCATCACCGGACTCATTCATTCAGTCCTTGAATTGGGTGTCTATCCTGATGCAAGTGACTTCGTAAAGAACACGGCAATCCCAAGGGCCGGCCAGTATGGTTCATCCGTCCACAAAGCTATTGAGCTGTATGATGACCTCGGCATCAAGGAAACCACATATCCCAATAGCTTCGGCGATGAAGATTGGGACGTGAGCCGCGAACTTGACAGTTACATCCGCCACCGCCAGGGCTTCATTCCTCTTGCCAACGAGTACACTGTCAGCGACAATTTCCAATACGCATCTCAGATAGACAACGTATGGATACGCGAGAGTACCGGCGGCATCTGGCTGGCCGACACCAAGACCAACAACCTCAACTACTATCCGCTTGACGGCTACGGATTGCCTAACTACTTCGCCAATCACGCGGACGGTCTGAAAGAATATCTCTCATGGCAGCTGTCAGTGTACGCGGTGCTGTTCGAGAGACAGAACCCCGGACTCAAAGTAGAAGGTCTGTGTGCCAACTGGCTCCGCAAGGATGAGGCAGCGTTTTGGATTATCGAGCGCAAGCCCGACGAACTCGTTCTTGAACTGCTGAAAGCGGTGTGGTATGAGTCCTTTGACGGCTCAATCGTCTATGAGCATCCCGACCGCAAGCTCCTGCATCCTCAACTCGGACAGCGGTCCACAAGCGATGCCGGGAGCATTTTGCCGGAAGACATGATAGCCTATGTAAACAAGCTGCTCAAACAAAAGCAGCACATAGACTCAGAACTTGACCGAGTGAAGCCTTTGCTGAGAGAAGCGATGGAGAAGCGAGGTCTAAGGAGTTGGGACAGCGGTCTGTTCAAGACAACTCTCGGAGCGGCCTCAATGCGACGGACATTCGATGCAAAAAGTTTCGAGAAAGACCATCCCGACTTGGCCGCTCAATATTTCACCCAAAAGGCCGTCAGCGGCTCGTTCAAAATAACACTTAAAGATAACAGCGATGATTAAATTACAAATTTCGGGAGGTGCAATCATTTATTCTATCTCCCAAGTTCAGGAAATACCCTCCAGAAACGGCGGCGATCCGTTCAGAAAGCGTGAGCTGATACTCGATGACTCGTGGTCCGACCGCGACGGCGTTGTGCATCCCAACTATGTATTAGTGGAGTTCACCGGGGACAAGATGGGACTCCTTGACAACTTTCAGCCGGGCCAGCGTGTCAGCGTCGATGCGTGCGTCAACGGCCGAGAGTACAATGGCCGAGTGTTCACGTCAATCAAGGGTCTCAACATCACTCCTTATCAGGAACAGCCTCAGCAGGGTTACAGTCAGCAGCCTCAGCAGGGCTATCCCCAACAGTCCGCACCGGCACCGGCGCCCGGATATGGTGCATATCCTCAACAGCCCACCTATCCACAGCAGGGTTATCCCCAACAGCCGAGCTACCCCCAGCAACCTGCCTATCCCCAACAGCCGTCATATCCTCAACCAGCCGCGCCGCAAGCCGCGCCGTTCCCCGGCCAGTATCCTGCCGGTGGCAGTACGCCCCAAAACCTCGGTGTAGACGGCTTACCGTTCAAGACCAATGCCTGAAGCTACCCTTACCAAGTGTAACGGAGAGGTGAGCATGGATAAGTCCTTTGACTACCTCTGCTCACTTCTCCAGAACGGAACCTACACTGTCAAGATAGTCCGTAAGACACAGCCGAGGACAGTAAGCCAAAATGCGCTGATGTGGATGTGGTTCAAGTGCATGGAGGAAGCGACCGGCACTCCGAAAGATGACATCCACGACTACTACAAGGCTAAATACCTTGGGCGAGACATAGCGGTCAGAGGCCGATGGGTTCATGTGATAGGCAGCACAACAGACCTGAACACGCTCCAGATGACCGACTACCTCAACAAGATTCAAGCTGATGCCGCTACTGAGTTCGGGATAAACCTCCCATTGCCAGCGGACAGGCATTATCAGGATTTCATAAACGAATACAAACACCGATAAATCGGGCGGCGCCAAATGCCGTCCGATATTTTTTCACCTCAAAAAAACAAAAATGGAATTAAAAATCAAGAAAGCCAAACTTACCAAGGGAGGCAGCGTTGAGGCGACTTACATTGACCAGGACGGCAACGAGATTACCATCAAAGGCAATCACCGCGCCCACGTGGATCTGCGCAGTCGCCTTCAGGAGTTGGTACCATTCTTCGCGGCACTGACTGAGCAGAAAGAGGCAGACTCAATAGATTGGTCTGACCTTAACGGAGAAGCCAACAATGAATTGCTGAAGCAGATTTCAGTGTCGGCCGTGAGCAAGGGCGGCGATGACTCTGCGCCGTTCATAGTGATGAGCGGCAAGCGTATCCTCATGACGAGAAAGGTGTTGAACCTATGCTCTCCCGGCGTTGACCTCGGCGACGAGGGTCTGGAACACGGCGATGAGTTCGACATGGCCGTGCAGGCATTTCTCTATGAGGTCGAGCAGTATATACTCGACCGCAAGTATGACACCGACGGAGTGCTGGACTTCAATCAGGATGACACATCCGGCAATACGGAAGACCCATTCGGCGAGGCCGGAGCCACAGTAGATGTAGCTATTCCTGAAGAGATACCTGCATAAGACATGAACCCAATATACGTTACCGAGACACCCGGCACATTCCGTCTCTCCTTTGACTACAATCCTCGTCTCATAGAGGTTATCAAGCGCATACCCAGCCGTCCCCGATGGGACAACGGAGACCGCGTGTGGATTGTAGCAAAGAAGAGTCCCTTCTATCCGCCGGGCTTTGATGCTCGGTGGTATGTTGAGGCTTTTGCAGGGTGGGCCGTCAAGAATCGTTACTGCATGTCGGTTCAGAGGCGTAAGGAAGCGAGTGATGTTATCTTCGAGATACCGCCGATGAAGCCGTTCACCGGCGACCATTATATGCTCCTGAATCCTTATGAGTACCAGTTGGAGGGTGTCCGCTATGCTTTGGACCATCAGCGTTGCATCTTTGGCGATCAGCCCGGACTTGGCAAAACGCTCCAAGCTATCTGCACGGTTGTCAAGGCGCACAAAGAAGCGGCCAAGTATGGCGACACCTTCCCTGTACTTGTAATCTGCCCGGCGGCTCTAAAAGTCAACTGGCAGCGCGAGTTTAAGAAGTTCGCCGGTATTGATGCAATCATTCTCGATGACCACAACAAAGCCGACTGGCACCGTTTTTACGAGTTGAAGAGACCTGACGGAGAGTCTATCTGCCCGGTGTTCATCACCAACTACGAGAGCCTTAAAAAGTTTTTCGTCACGAAAGTCACGGCCACCAAGCGTATCACTCTCCGCTCCATTCATTTTGACGAGCGCATCAATCTCTTTAAGTGCGTCATCATAGACGAGAGCCACAAGTGCAAATGCAGCAAGACCCAGCAGGCAAAGTATGTCGAGGGCATCTGCAAGGGTAAGAGGTGGATATTTGAGCTGACCGGCACCCCGGTTGTCAACAACAATACCGACCTTGTGCAGCAGCTTAAAATTCTTGACCGTCTTGAGGACTTCGGCGGCTATCAGCAATTTATGAGACGCTTCTGCGACGGACCCAAGCAATCTTCCAATCTGCGTGAGTTGAACTACCGTCTGTGGATGTGTTGTTTCTTTCGCCGGGAAAAGCAAAAGGTTCTCACCCAGCTCCCCGACAAGACGCGCCAGTATATCACCTGCGACATCACAAACCGCAAGGAGTACACAGATGCGGAGAAGAACCTGCTCGGCTATCTGAGGCAGTATAAGAACGCCTCGGATGACAAGCTGATGAGAGCCATGCGAGGTCAGGTGATGGTGCAAATCGGCATCCTCAAACAGATAGCAGCTCACGGCAAAATCAAGGCCGTGTCGGATTTTATTCACGACATCATAGACGGCGGCGAGAAGTTGATCATGTTCGCTTTCTTGAAAGATGTAGTGGCAGCTCTCAAACAAGAATTTCCCGATGCCGTCTGCGTAACGGGTAGCGAGAATACCACTCAGAAGCAGGCCGCCGTTGACAAGTTCCAGAACGACCCCGACTGCAAGCTCATTATCCTCAACTATCGTTCCGGCGGTACGGGCCTGACCTTGACAGCCGCCAGCCGCGTAGGCTTTATCGAGTTCCCCTGGACTTACAGCGACTGTGAGCAGGCCGAGGACCGCGCCCACCGTAACGGCCAAAAGAACGCGGTGAACTGCTATTACTTCCTCGGCGACAAGACCATTGACGAGAAGATGTATAAAATCATTCAGACCAAGAAAGACATCGCCAACGGAGTGACCGGCACAACCACTCAAATAGAGGAGGATATTGTCAACATCACCATGAACCTGTTCAGAGATGAGTTATGAAACGAGCGTTCCGTCATAAAATCATCGGCGAGAGAATCCATATTCTCAAAAACGGCATCGGATTGTTCGGGCCGCAGCTTGAGAGCATCGCCGTATTTGACAATCGGGATGGCAATTTAGAACGGGTCAAGCAGATTGTAAAACAGTTAAACGAGTGCGACCGACGCACCGAACATCCGAAACCATGACAGAAAAGGAAATCTTAGAAGCGGAGAAAGACTACTCAGAGGCCAAGATACAGCACACTTGCGTATGCTGGTTCCGTATGACATTCCCAAAGGTTGACCGTCTGCTTTTCTCTGTTCCCAATGGAGGATGGCGTGGCGGCCGTGCCGGTGCATCTATGGTCTATGAGGGTCAGGTCAAAGGAGTGGCCGACCTCATTCTCTTGTTCCCATCGGGCGGCAAGGCGAGCCTCTGCATTGAGATGAAAGTCCCCAAGCGCAAAGGTTCTAAGGCCGGAACCCAGTCAGACGAGCAGAAATCGTGGCAAGAATTAGTAGAGCGAAACGGCAGTGTGTATGCCGTTTGCCACGGTATAATAGAGTTCATAACCGCCGTGTGCCGATACCTTAGAGTGTCGCCAGCGCCATATATTGAAGAGGCTCTAAACAAGTACCCACTTTACCGATGACCTACATAGATTTAATAAACCGCTTTTGGGAAGCCTATCGCGTTAAGAAATTTTCAGATATAGACACTGCTATTTACTTTTTCCTGCTAAATGAGTGCAATATTAGAAGATGGCTTAACCCCTTTGAATTGCAGACGAGGAATTTGGAAGTATGCCTTCAGATTTCTCGCAAGACGATTGGAGAGGCCAGGAATAGGCTCAAGCAACGCGGTATGATTGATTTTATAGAGGCACAAGGGAGAGGTCCGACTATCTATCTTATAGATGGGGTCAATATCAATAATTCGGAGCTTTATGAGAGGTTTTGTGTTTCCGATTGTGTTTCCCCTGAGAAACACGAAGGTAACACAAATGGAAACACAAAGGTAACACAAGGGTTACACAAAGGTAACACAACGCCTGATTCCACCTTATTAATAGAAGAAAGAAGACATAAGACTAAAGACAATAGTGTTGCTGTCGCAACACGCGGCGCACCTCAACTCATAGAACCTGAAAGTCTTTTTGCTGAGGAAGAGAGAAAGGCTGCAAAGAAAAAATCTCCGCCAAAGCCAAAAATTACTTTTGAGCCGCCGACACTCGATGATGTCCGGCGGTACTTCCTGAGCCAAGATGCCGACAAGCGTCTGGAAAATTGGGAAGAGAGTGCGCGTCGGTTTTACGACAATTACGCAGCTGTAGGCTGGATTGATAAATACAACCGACGCATTACTCGTTGGAATAGCAAAGCAAATTCGTGGATAATCGACGATGAAAAGCGAGAAAAAGAAAGGAAACAAAATGAGCAAACCAGAACAGATAGACCGATACCTCCAAGCGGCGGCATACCCATTCGAGGAAAAGTCACGCCAAGTTGCGGGCTCAAGAGACGTGACCCGTCAGGAGAAACTTGATTTTCTCGAAATATGCAAGTCCATTTGCCCCAAATTCCAAATCCGCGACAGCATGAAGCCTTTACTGAACGACCTTGTGCGGTGGTGCCTGATGATTGACGGCAAATTGGATCCCGACAAAGGTCTGTGGCTATGGGGCGACATCGGCACCGGCAAATCGACAATGCTTGAAATCATCCGAGACTATTGCCACATGGTGCGCCGCCCTGTATGTTATCGGGAAAAAGACAATCCGAGAACGATGCGCCGCGACCCCTGGGCATATAGCTTCCGCATTACCAACGCCAGCTACGTTGCCGGAATGTTCGCCAAAGAAGGGTACCCAGGCATTGAGGAGTACATAACATCATGCCGTCAGGCTTTCGATGAAGTCGGCCGCGAATGTATCCCCACCGGATTTTTCGGTAATATGGAGAATGTCTTTCAGTATATCTTCCAACGGCGATATGACATAAGACGCGGCGATTTTACCCATGTCACCTCCAATCTCGCCCCTGAACAGATTGGCGAAATCTACGGCGACCATATCTATGACCGCTGCTTTGAAATGTTCAACTTCGTTCAAATGTCCGGCGAGTCATGGCGATGAAGGTTGTAATCTATTGGGTCACGAAAGACGAGGAAGCAATCGTGGCCATTAGGAAACATTTCGGTCTTCCCAAATATACGACTGTGAACGGTCATACTCCCGGAGAGATCAAGACGAAAGATATTCCGATGTTTGAAGAGACTGCCCGACGCGGTTTCTTCCGCTATCAGAAAGTTGAATGGACATTCAACGGTGCCACTTACTCATGGTAAAATGGTGTAAAAATGGTGGCCATTCTGTTTGCAAAATCCGCTCACGGTGACTAACTTTACAGTACAATCAACTAAAAGTCAAACCAATAAAACCCACTATGGAAGTAAAATCCGTAAAACTATCATCGGTGCATCCGTCACCGATGAATCCTCGCAAAACATTCGACGAGGCGGCGTTGAAGGAACTGTCGGAGAATATTCGTCAGCAGGGACTTCTCCAGCCTATCACGGTGCGTCCGGTAGCAGATAACACCGAGTATGAGATTGTCTGCGGAGAGCGCCGCTATCGTGCTTACCGTATCCTCTTTGAGGAAACGGAACTCAATAACGAGTTGCCGTTCAATCCCTGGGACGAGATTATGGCCATTGTGAAAGAGATGTCCGATGAGGAGGCCTTCGACGCGATGATCACCGAGAACCTGCAACGTCAGGATGTTGACCCGATGGAGGAAGCCTTTGCTTTCGGGCAACTCCAAAAGAAAGGCAGCTCAATCCAAGACATTGCGCTCCGCTTCGGCAAGAGCATCCGCTTCGTTCAGGACCGCATCAAACTCAACTCTCTCATTCCTGAGTTGATGAAAGCCTTGAAAGAGGAAAAGATGCCCATCAGTGCGGCCATGATAATCTGCAAAGTTACCGAGGATCAGCAGCGCGCATACTTCAAGCAGTACGATGACAGCTATCAGGGCTTCACAACAGCAAACGCTTCGGGATTTGTCAAGGGCCTGTTCCTCAACATCATTGATGCAGTGTGGAAAAGCGATGCTGAATTTGCCGGTGGTTGTGGCACCTCTTGCAGTGAGTGTCAGCACAACATCTGCAACCACGGCTGTCTGTTCTACGAAATGAAAGCCACCGACGGCCAGTGTACTTGCGAGGATAAATTCATCGCCAAGACTGTTGCCTACATCGCGGAATATCTGCGGAGCAATGACAGCACTCTTGTCAAGGCCGGACAGCCTCTTGAAAAGGGCAAAGCTGTTATAGCCATAGGTAATGATTCCTATGCCCCCGGCAGTATCAAAAAACTCAAAGAGGCTGTACGCGCCAAAGTCAAGGAACTCGGCTACGAAATAGTTGAGCCGTCGAGTCAGTTCAAGAGCCGATGCTGGTACGACATGGACGATGAACGCACTCAAAAATTCCTGGAGAGCGGAGAGTGCTACCGTGTTATTCAGTTGGGGAGCTACAACTACATCCGCATAGAAGAGCAGGCGTGGTACCTCAAAAAAGACGATCAGACCACGAATATTGACAGCAACGGACTCCCTCTCAAAGTTCAGGAGCTTGTCAGTAAGTACAAGTCTGAGAAAAGCTCGCTCCCTGCCTACCTTGTATCTCAGGGTTGTAAGGCTCTCGGCGAGCATGGCCAAATCAAGGACCTCAACGGACTTGACAATTCCGAGTTTATCCTCGCTTACTCAATGATGGTGAAGAACAATAGCGAGCTCTGCACCGAACTCGGCCTCGGTAAGTATCCCTCCGCCGAGGAAATCACGGCCTATGTCTCCGGCCATTTTGAGATGGCGCCCTTTATTCTCAGAGCATGGATGAAACACGCGCTTGCTTGCGGTACCACAATTCTCATCCTTGATGAAGTCAAGCACCTGGCCAAGCCTCATGTTGACCGTCTCGGAGAGATTTGGTGCCCTGTCGAGTACAATGAGGCCCGCGACAAGGTCAACGAGAAATTCAGCAAGAGCGAGAAGAAAATCACGGCTCAGCTGAAAGCCCTCGGTTATACTCTTGACGGTAAGAAAATCGAAACCGAGGCACCTGCCGCCGAAACCACTCCGGCCAAGCGTCCAACCTCCATAGAGAAGCAATTCAAGGAGATGAAGAAGAAGCACCCTGGTTCAATCCTCATCTTCCGCGTCAATGACTTCTACGAGTTGTTCAACGAGGATGCGGAAAAAGCCGCTGAGTTACTCCAGATAACCATTACCAAGCGTGGCAAGAAGATGGTCGCCGGGTTCCCTCATAATGCACTCGACACCTATGTGCGAAAACTAACGAAAGCAGGTGTCAGAGTGGCAGTCTGCGAACAGCTTGAAGCCCCCAAGAAGTGAGGTAACGAGTCAATCACATCATCAATCCAAACGCGGCACCGCTCATCTTCTGAGTGGTGTCGCCTATTTTACTATGGAGTATCAGGAATTTCTCAAATCAAAAATAAAAATCTCCGAGGATTACGGCTTCAAGGTTGACATGAGCGAAATAAATCCCAACCTCAAACCTCACAACAAACTGATGGTAAAGTGGCTTGTTGAAGGTGGCAAGAGGGCGTGTTTCGCTTCTTTCGGGCTGCATAAGACCGTCACTCAGCTGGAGGCCGTGCGGCTCACTCTCACAAAGGTAGGGCATGGCTCCGGACTGATAGTCTGCCCACTGTCGGTCAGACAAGAGTTCGTTGAGGACTCCAAGAACATCCTCGGATGGGTTATCCCACCTAAATTCATACGTCGCCCTGAAGAGATGGACGGAGACGGTATATACCTTACCAACTACGAAAGTATCCGAGACGGCAAATTAGACCCTGAATTGTTTGTCGTAGCCAGCCTTGACGAGGCATCGGTTCTGAGAGGTCTCGGAGGCTCAAAGACATTCCGGGAGTTTATGCGTCTGTTCACCGGCGATGGCGGCCCCATGCAGGTGCGCCGCCAGGCAGAGCGTATCAAGTTCCGCTATGTGGCAACCGCCACACCCTCACCTAACGATTACATAGAGCTGCTTGCCTATGCCGACTTCCTCGGCATCATGGATGTGTCGCAAGCTAAAACTCGCTTTTTTAAGCGAGACTCCACGCACGCCGACAATCTGACCCTACACCCACACAAGGAAGAAGAGTTTTGGCTGTGGGTATCCTCTTGGGCCTTATTCGTAAGCAAACCCTCGGACATTACCGGCGATGAAACCGATGACGAGGGTTATATCCTGTCGGAACTTGACTTGCGATGGCACGAGATACCGACGGACTACTCTAAGCCAAGTGTCGACAAATACGGCAATCCTATACTTTTTGCCACTGAGGCGATGGGCCTGCAACAGTCAGCCAAAGAAAAACGCGAGAGTCTGCCTGACCGAATAGCCAAGATGATGGAGTTGAGAGCCGAAGATCCCGATGCTCACCGTATCATCTGGCACGACCTTGAAAGTGAACGCCACGCTATTGAGAAAGCCATTCCGACAATCAAGTCAATCTACGGCTCCCAGGACTATGAGAAGCGAGAGCGCAACATTCTCGACTTCTCCTATGGCCGTATTCAGGAGTTGGCCGCAAAGCCAGTCATTGCCGGTTCCGGCTGTAACTTTCAGCGTCATTGCTCCTGGGCCATATACCTCGGCATAGGTTATAAGTTCAATGACTTTATCCAATCAATCCACCGCTTGCAGCGATTCCTTCAGACGAAAGTCGTAAGGGTTGACCTCATCTACACTGAGGCAGAGCGCGGGGTCCGCAAGGCTCTTGAAACCAAGTGGCAGAACCACAATAAACTCGTTCACAACATGACAGAAATCATAAAGAAATACGGACTCTCCCACAAGGAGATGGCGGCGCACCTCGCCCGCAAAATGGGTGTCGAGCGAGTGGAGATTGTCGGTGATGGCTACCGCATTGCCAACAATGACAATGTTCTGGAATTGCAGAACACAGAACTCTACCCGGACAATTCTGTTGGCCTCATAGTAACATCTATTCCATTTGCGACACAATACGAATACTCTCCCAACTATGCCGACTTCGGCCACTCGGAGAGCAACGAGGAGTTTTTCAAGCAGATGGATTTCCTCACCCCCAATCTGTTCAGAGTACTCCAGCCGGGCCGCATGGCCATTATCCATGTCAAAGACCGCATCGTGCCAATGGGTCTCAGCGGTATGGGATGCCAGACGGTCTATCCATTCCACTGCGAATGCATCGCCCATTACACCCGACACGGGTTTGCCTACATGGGCATGAAAACCATCGTTACCGATGTAGTCAGGGAGAACAATCAGACATATCGTCTCGGATGGACTGAGCAGTGCAAGGACGGCACCAAAATGGGTGTCGGTATGCCGGAGTATCTTCTCATCTTCCGTAAGCCAGCCACAGACCGCACCAACGCTTACGCGGATATCCCTGTTGTCAAGGATAAGAAGTGGTGGAACGAGCAGACGCGGCAGTGGGATAATCCTGACGGGTACAGCCGCGCCCGCTGGCAGATGGATGCCCACGGCTACACTCGATCCTCCGGCGACCGTCTTATGACTCCCGAGGAGATAGCGAAGATGGACCACAAGGCTATTTACCGATACTTTCGCCGGTACACTCTCACCAATGTGTGGGATTATGATTATGTCGTGAAGATCGCTGAAGAACTGGAGCTGCACGGCAAACTGCCTACGGGCTTCATGCTGCTCCAGCCCGGGAGTTGGACGGATGATGTTTGGTCTGACATCGCCCGTATGCGAACCCTCAACACCATTCAGTCTGTCAAGGGTAAGGAACAACACCTATGCCCACTGCAATTCGATATAGTGAACCGTGTGATTGACCAGATGAGTAATCCCGGTGATGTTGTGCTTGACCCATTCGGTGGTCTGATGACGGTTCCCTACTGTGCGCTCAACAAGGGCCGCAAGGGCTGGGGCATAGAACTCTCGCCGACATATTTCCTTGATGGTGCTCAGTATTGCGCCCAGGCCGCTAATAAAAAGGAAGCTCCGTCATTGTTTGATTTCCTCGACGAAGAGAATGCTGAGGATGACAATGAGGAGTTGCCAGCAGAACTTCAAACCAAATAATAAGAATATGGAAAAAAAGAACCCCTCCCCGGCAATCGGCCTAAGTCTGCCTGTTGTCGTGTTCGTCGTGTTTCTAATTCTGAAGCTGACGAACCTTGTAACGTGGTCCTGGTGGTGGATTACATCGCCACTCTGGATTGTTGTGGCACTCGTAGTGGTGCTTGCAGTCATCTCCTTTTGCGTGCTTGCATTTCGCGTGAAGAAACATTAACCGACATGAAACAGTTGAACAAATCGCCTCCCCGCTCCTGAACCGTGTGTATTAACCAGTCATTCACAAACCCAAAACTCATCACAAATGGCAATACCGCTGAGAAGATTTGCAGCCCAATGTGTTCAGGTTGCGATTGAAGGCGGCAAAATAACCGAGACGAGTTCCTCACGGGTATCTCTATACGAGATTTCCCGGAAATGGCGAGAGCTGTACGATGCGACGAGCTTTTCAAGCGAGTCCGTCGATGGCTGGAGCGAGAAAGAGGTAGCAGCCGCCGAGGTCATTATTGCCAGTCTTACATACCTTGAACGCATCGGGTGTAAGAATGTCGAGCAACTGCTCCGCGACACGCTGGAGCAAGAATCAGCCAAATTGTAGGTTTCGTGTGTGGCTAATGATGATGTTTTAATGATGATGTTTAGTCATGGCAGAAATAACAATTATTCCTATCAGCCTCCTTGATTTCAACAAGGGGCAACTATCGGGACTCCCGAAGAATCCCCGGTTCTTTCGGGACTACCGGTATGAAGCGATGAAAAAGAGCATTGCCGAGTCCCCGGAGATGCTTGAGCTTCGTGAGCTGATTGTCTATCCTTATGCCGAAGGACGCTATTTAGTCGTTTGTGGCAATTTGCGTTTGAGGGCTTGCAAGGAACTCGGCTACAAAGAGCTTCCCTGTAAAGTCCTTGACCCTGAAACCGACGTAAAGAAGTTGCGCGAATACGCCACAAAGGACAATGTGAGTTTCGGCGAGAATGACAAGGACGTGATGCTCAACGAATGGGACAAAGATGAGTTGCAGGGCTGGGGCGTTGAGTTCGCCCCGGAGAAGCCTGTCGATGAGTTCAAGGAACGGTTCGACTCCATCACCGATGAAACCGCCGTCTATCCTCTCGTTCCCAAGTATGATGAGCGGCACGAGCTGTTCATCATCCAGTCGGCCAGTGAGGTCGACAGCAACTGGCTCCGTGAGAGGCTCGGAATGCAGAGGATGAAATCCTACAAGACCGGCAAGGTGAGCAAGAGCAATGTGATTGACGTTAGAGATGTCCGTGTCGCACTGGAGGGCGAGAAAAAATGAGCGACCTGAAAATTGTCATACCCTCCCACAAGCGGCACGACCGAGTTTTCTCAAAGAAACTCGTTAACAATCCTATCATCTGCGTGGCCGAGAGTCAGGCAGACATCTATCGGGAGTACAATCCGGAGTGCGAGATAGTGACGCACCCTGATGATGTGATAGGCCTGATACCGAAACGAAATTGGATGGCCCGGCATTTCGGAAATCTTATGATGCTTGACGATGACGTCCATGTCGTCAAGACGCTCTTTGTCGAGAAAGGAGAGCCGGGCGTAATCCGCGACCCCGACGAGATAACCCGCATCATCGAGTCGCTGTATGAGTTGGCGTGTATGCTCGATATTCACCTGTTCGGCTTCACCTCGGCAATCTCCCCGGTGATGTATAACGAGTGGGGTTACTACTCGCTGATGAAGATGATCACCGGTTGCGCGTATGGTGTCCGCTACAACAAGAACGTATGGTGGAACGAGGAAATCCGGCTCAAAGAGGACTTTTGGATAAGCTGCTACATGAAATACAAAGAGCGCAGAATCCTCACCGACTTGCGCTACAATTTCGCCCAGAAAGGCACCTTTGTCAATGCTGGAGGGCTGGCCGCCTTCAGGAACCAGGACGAGGAGCGCCGGAGCATTTTGTTCATCAAAAAGCATTTCGGTGACAGCATCAACCTCAAAGGCGCCACCAACAACGGCAAGGACAAGACCAAGCAACTCGTCCAGTACAATATCACGGCACAGTTCAAATTCTGAAAGGTATTTCGGTGAGCAAAAATGGTGTAAAAATGGTGTTCAATCTGATTGCATCTCTTGCTCATCTGAATTACCTTTACAGTATAAAACATAATAATATCAATTAGTTATGATAAAAAGAACTGTATCAGGATATAATTTCTTTGAGGTGAGCAGCGCGATGCAGAAGGCCATCCGACGGGCTGATGCCCGAGTGGCCGGGTTCTTCGCTCTGGAGCTATGGCATTCCGGCTTCCGTGACTATGTTTGGAAGCGGCTGTTCACTATCAGCGCAGAGGACTGCTACGGACTCATCACCTCAGAGATTGAAGCCTTATGGCAAGGGCATGAGTTAGTCAACAAAAACCATCCCGAAGGCAAAGGTCGTATTTTCGTGAGCAAAGCGGTGCTTCTCTTATGCGAGTGCCGCAAGAACCGAGACGCGGATCATCTTCAAAACTTCATCTATGACCACAAAATGGTGGACGTGGAGCATTGGATTGAAGATGTGCGCCGCTATCCTATCCCCATACCTGATTATACTTACGATGTCCACACGGCAAAAGGCAAGAAGTATAATCGGACAAAGGAGGAATTTTTCAGAGATGAATACGAGGCGTTACAGCCGAGAGTTCCCGGTCTGTTCGATGACCTCGTTCCTCCACCACCTACAAATCTTTTCGACGGTTCGGACTCATAGTCCGGGCCGCTTTATTTTAAACAACACAACAAATGGCAAATCTTGAATTTTTGGCAGAAGAACACGCAAGAGGCGTTGTGTATGCCAATCCCGAGGCAAAGGCAGCTGAGGACCTTATCCAAACCTCAGTAATCTACGGCTACCATATTGGAGCCAATGGCGATGGGTTATCCGAAGACCTTACTTTCGGTCAGGCTATCGAGAAACTCAAACGCGGTTGCAAAGTGGCACGTAAAGACTGGAGTGTTGGGTCATTCCTATGGCTCAAGCCTGCCGGCATCATCAAAGCAGAGTGGTGCAAAGACCCCATTCTCCGCACTGTTGTAGAAAAGTTGGGCGGTGAGGTCCCGGCCCTCGGTACAATCTGTATGTTCACGGAACATGGAGAAGTTCTGTCGGGATGGCTCGCCTCGCAGACCGATATACTCTCTAACGATTGGATAATAGTTTCAGTTTCCAATTACTGATTGACGCTGTATGGAATTACCACCCTTAGACAAAGGATTGCTGGCAAAGATGGGTATCGCTCCAGACGCGGTACCCATCATCCCGGCACCGGCAGACACATTCGGCATCAACATCAAGAAGCGACAGCCGCAGACTCAAAAGGCGCTCACATCTGACGAGTGCGTCAAGCTGTTCGGAGCGAGAGAGGCCGTGCTGATGAATTTCATACCGCAGATGCTTACGGCTCTGGCCTTGGAGCAGGCCGAGGCGTTTATCAAGTATTGCCGGGACAATCGGCTCTCTGAGTATAAGCGGCACAACCGAGAGATGCGCAAGTGTATCGACGAGTATAACTTTGAACTCCGTAAGAGTTATGGTCGCGCATGGTACTCCTATCAGAACTATCTGGAGCGGTTGCGCAAGAGCGTTGAGTTAGACTTGTTCAAGTGCTGGTGTACGTTTACCAACGAGGCTGCCCGGCAGTATGTCGGCCACCCTCATAAAGAGATTCCGGCGCGTGTGGCCCTCGTGCGGATGATACTCACATTCGTAGAGGATTTCGACAAGAATATGGATAAGGTTATAGCCGATCGAATTAATAAACCATGCTGCCGGAAGCAGGACCCATATTGCTTCCTGATTTCTGTGCTGTGCATGGATATTGCCGAGTCATTCGGCCAGATTATGAAGATCACCGACACAATGGCATTGTGTGTGAAAGTCCTCGCCAACCGATGCCATAGCATTGTTGATGTCATCATGGCCGAAGAAGATGCCTCCGAGAGTTCTCAGCCTTGACTTTTCTTGACAAACGTTAAGGTGCTAAAATGGTGGCCATTCTGATTGCAAAACCAGTTTCACTGCCCTAACTTTACAGGTGTAAGGGAGATACAATCTCCACAAGTCAAACCAATAAAATCGCCAAAGAGATGAAAACAATATCCGACCTCAACACTCTCATTCCTACACTTGTAGACCTGCTCGCAAGCCAAGACCACGAAATCGGAGAGTCCTACTACGAACAAGACGAGGATGGATGGGGACGATGCGATGACTCAACCACCAACTACTTCTGCTATGAGGAAGATGGCTGGCTCATTGAAGTTACCTATGAGTGCTGTGGAGAGTGGGATAATGACCCCGGTGATTATTGGACTCCACCGAGCTGCGATCTTCGGAAAGCATGGGGCGAGGTTACGGAAATTACCGCCTCTCACTATGATGAAGACACCGATGAGGAAACCGAATTTAGCGAGGATGACGTGAAAGAGCTTTGGAGTTCTCTTGACAAAGTCCTTGAAGATATAGCATAAGTCAAACCATAAAACCAACGAGAATGAAAAAGTATGTTTTTCGGGTCTATACGACCTATGACCCCGATGATGGCTTCAATGCCTGGGTCAGAGCGAACAGCCGCCAAGAGGCCGAGTGCGAAATCAGGAGTGAGTATCACTCTATCACCCGTGTAGAACTCCTAAGAACTGAGAACGCATGACACGGAAAGAAAGACAAGAGGCGCGGGCCGAGCGGTACCGCGAATATGCCGAGAACGCCGCTAAGAGAGCCACAGCCGCTTTCAATGCAAGCAATGATGCCGTAGCAAACATTCCCCTCGGTCAGCCTATCCTCGTCGGCCACCACTCCGAAAAAGCCCACCGTCGCGCCCTGGAGCGTTCCAATGGGGCCATGATGAGAAGCGTACATGAGTCCGAGAAAGCGGCCTACTACGCTCGAAAAGCCGAGGCCGTTGAGAATAATGACAACATCTACATCGGCGACGATGACGCAATAGATCGGCTGAAAAAGAAGATTGCCGAGTTGACAGCGGTTCAGGAGCAAATGAAGGCGACAAATAAAATCATACGCGCCAAGAATATGACCGATGTCGAGAAAGTTGAGGCTCTTGTTCACCTCGGCTTTTCCGCTCCATACGCTCAGCGATATGTTGCCAATGGCACACAATTCCCTGCCTACGCTCTTACCAACAACAATGCCAAAATAAACGCTGCCAAAAAGCAGCTCGCAAAGGCAGAGGCATTGGCGAACAAGGAAGACCGGGAATATACCATTGATGATGTGACTATTGAAGAGTGCTACTCCGAGAACCGCGTCCGCATCTATTTCCCCGGCAAGCCCGATGATGAGATGAGAACACAACTGAAGCGGAACGGTTTCCGATGGGCACCCTCAATGGGGTGTTGGCAAGCCTACATCAACCGTTGGACTCTCCGCTTCGTGAACGAAATAACCAAGTCAAACCAATAAAGCCACATTAAAATGGGATACTGTATTCATTACTCTCCAGTCTATCAAGTGACCTATGGAGGCGGTGATTTTAACAACCACACCGCAGAAATCAACCGATTGCTAAAAGAAAATAGTGAAGACATCAGCTTCGATGGCGATGATATAGAGTGCTCTGAGCGACTTGAGGTGCCTCGTGCCGACCTTGCCAATCTCGTATCTAAAATTGCAGGAGATCGCGATAACTTTTGCGAGTGGCTTAAAAACAATTCAATAGACAGCACTCCAGAAAAATTTATCACCATACTCTGCAAGTGGATTGCCAACAGTGACCCTCGTAATGATTATGTCGTTTTAACATGGCTCTAACATGAACAAAGACTACGCCTATTGTGTCGGCCCCAACTATTTCGGAGGGCCGGCACTCTGCCAAAACTGTAAACGGCACATTCCATTCTGCCAGGAAGTACAAGAGACATTAACATGGACAATGCCGATGTACGATGAAAAGACCGGCAGTTGTCCGTTGCATGAACCTAAAACCGAGAACAGCAATGAAAGAAAAACTAACGCTGGAGAAAGTCGGGATATTGAAGAAGCTCGGATTTGACATCGATAATCCAACTATCCACGATGCTGCCAAATTCCTTAGAGAAGAATGGGGTGCAGACCTTGTTGTCAGCCCACGCTTCAACAGTAAAACCGGCGACCGCATCGGCTATTTTTGGCGATGGTCTCAACGTACCGATGTGATAGACAACAAAACATATAGAACCTATGAGGGAGCGCTTTCTACTGGTATCTCTAAGGTTCTGGAACCATTCAAAGAATACTTTAATGGAAAATACTAAATTCAGATACGGAGCAGTGTCAAGCGTCTATGAGTTAGAGGCTGACAACAAACTCACGGCTTATGCTGCCATGTGTTGCCACTTTGACAGAAGTTCACACTTGATAGCATTGTATGAGCCTAAAGAAGTGGTTAAGGACGACAGTTGGCTAAACCCTTCTGGGAAGATAGCCAAACGGCTTGATGAGATATTTGGCGGTAACGGCTCTTTCGAACGATATTTGGAAGAACATCGCGAGGATATTGTAAAGGCGTATAAATCCATTAAGCAGATAATGTGATGAAAATCCTTGATTTGGTCGTAAAACACAAGTGGTACGACATGGAAGAGTCCGGCGAAAAGCCTGAAGAATACCGAATTCTATCTGACCATTGGGTCAAGCGGTTCCTCCGACTCAATAGCGGGCGAGATGGCGCTTTGAAATATCTCGCCATGCTTCCGACAGACCAAGTATGGCAGGAGTACACTCATGTCCGCTTTCACAGAGGCTACACATCAACTACAATGCTCTTTGAAATCAAGAGTATGCACATAGGTTTCGGCAACCCTGCATGGGGCGCGCCAAATGAAGAAGTGTTCATCATTAAATTAGGAGAACGATTATGATAATTAAAATTGAGGCAAGCCGCGAATTCTATCCGGCTCTTCTTGATGAGTTCAAGAATAATCCACAGGCTATCCCCGATATGGCTAATGAGGTGGCTAAAAATACGACAGCCATAGCAACTGAAACTTTTGAGGAAGCCATCGGTTCATGTGAAAAATATCTGCGAGAAAGCAATATTACCCTCAAAGTAGCGCTGGAACTTGGCAATACCAAAGATTTCACTGACAACCTTGCAGAACGCATGACAGAAGAAGAGCGCAATAAAATAAGAATCCTTTACAACAATCTGAAGGAAGGTCTAAGTCTGTGCCATGAGGATTGTGTGTGCGATGCTCTCGAAAGTTTAGAAGATATATTCGGCAAAGATATATTTAACGCAGACTAATATGACGGTGTCTCTCATCAATGTGGTTCTGATATTCCTTGCCTACCTGCTCATCGGCAAGGTTGAGGACATAGGCTATCGCAAGGGGTATCAGGACGGAGCGGCCAACAGACCGCCAAAAGTAAAAATCGGATACAAATCCAATCAGCAAAAAGAAGATGATACAACTGCTATACATTGACCTATTCTGCGGTGCCGGCGGAACCTCCACGGGAGTAAACGAGGCCCGGCTGAATGGTGAGCAGTGTGCCAAGGTTATCGCTTGTGTCAACCACGACCCGAAAGCCATAGCCTCACACGCGGCCAATCATCCGGGCGCGCTCCACTTTACGGAAGACATCAGGACGTTGAACCTGACACCGCTTATCCAACGCATCAAGGCTTGCAGACATGAAAATTCGCAAGCCTTGATTGTTCTATGGGCATCGCTGGAGTGTACCAATTTCAGCAGAGCCAAAGGCGGTCAGCCGCGTGATGCCGACAGCCGGACTCTCGCGGAACACCTGTACCGCTACATCGAAGCCATCGACCCCGATTTTATCCAGATAGAGAACGTTGAGGAGTTCATGTCGTGGGGTCCGCTCGATAAGAATGGCCGTCCGCTTTCAATGGACAAAGGGCGTGATTATGTCCGCTGGATTAGGAACGTAAAAGGATATGGCTACAACTACGACTACCGCATCTTGAACTCGGCCGACTACGGCGCCCGGACCACACGCAAGCGTTATTTCGGTATGTTCGCCAAGAAAGGTCTGCCGATAGTGTTTCCCGAACCGACCCACAGCCGACGGCCCACTGGCAATCTGGAGCGATGGCGCGCCGTGCGCTATGTCCTTAATCTCGATGAGTGGGGACAATCCATATTCACGAGGAAGAAACCATTGGCCGAGAAAACGCTGATGCGTATCTATGCCGGCCTCATAAAATTTGTGGCCGGTGGCAAAGATGCTTTCCTTGTAAAGTTCAACAGCATGAGCCAGCGAGGAAAGTATGTGCCGCCCTCCATTGATGAACCATGCCCGACAGTGGCCACTCAGAACCGCCTCGGCATTGCTCACGTGGAGTTTCTGTCGAAGCAGTTCAGCGGCTCGACCTACGATAAGAACGTATCGTTGGATGAGCCGGCCGGAACGATAACGTGTGTTGATCATCATGCGCTCGTCAGTGCTCATTTCCTAACATCATTCTACGGTAATGGCGGCTGTCGGGACATAGACAGTCCGGCACCTACCATTCCGACCAAAGACAAGTTCGCGCTTGTAAATCCTCAGTTCATAGATATGCAGTACGGCCAAGGCCGCCCGACCTCTATTGAAGAGCCTGCCGGATGTATAACAGCCAATCCGAAGCACCACCTCATCACTGCCGAGCAATGGATTATGGACACAAGCTACAACAATGTCGGGAGTGGCATAGAC